AGCTGATGCCCCGGTACGTTCCAATTCGACGACAACCTTATCCATTTCCATGGTCTCAGCGGCTCCGAGAATCTGTGGTACTCCGTCGGCGTATGCGAGTGCTCCGGCGTCGGCGATAAAGTTTTCGTAATCTGTTGCGTCGCTCTCGATATGACTTGAACGATATATATCCACACCAAAAATTTTCCCGGCGTATCCGAGTCCTTTAGCGGCGATCATAGATTCTGTTGCCATCATCTGAGAAATAATGTTGTTCTGTTCCGCCCTAAGTGATGCTTGAAGCTCTGTTAGCGATTTTGGGTGTAAACAGGCGTAAAAGGGACCTGGGGCACCGATTTCACTATCTGCACGCTCTAAATCGTAGATTCCTTCGAATAGGGTAGAAACTGACATAGTCTGACCGCTTGTAGAAGTTCCTGTCGCGACTCCGGCGGCGGCTGCTGCTGTGAGTTCTGCAAAGAGCTTGTCGTAACTTCCTGCCATGGATGCTGCCAATGCGAATGGGTCTGGCTCGTAACGTGCGTTCGTTGCTGTCATATTCAAGAGATCGGAAATATTATACATCAAAGAATATCTAGCGACTGTTAGATTTGCGAATCCGTCTGTAATGCTTGTTTCGGTAGCTGCTTCCACTTCTGAACGTGATTCGAAACTATCTCGGCCCATCAAGCCAATTTTTCTAACTTTGATTGTGTCTGTTCCGAGAGAATTTACACTACCGGCGTACTGAATCAATCCAGTGTTTCGGAGGTTTGCGGTATCTTTTAAAAGAAGGTTGATCTCTGCGGAGACCATAGACGTCATGCGAATGTCGCCCATTGTAGCGTATGTATTATTAGCCATTGTTTTTCCGTGGGGTAAAAAGGTTATTCTTTTGCCGGGGGTATCTGCTGTTCACCGGTGCGACCGTCCCCACGTGAGTCTTTTTGTTTGCTCGATACAAGTATACACGTATTCTTTGGTACGTGCAACAATGATAATGATGATGATAATGATGATGGTGATGATGATAACGATTATATTTCGCTATTTTCGTCCGTTGCCTTTTCGAAGGTTTGTTCGTGCCGATACCACACGAAGATTTTTACGTCCGTTCGTGCCTCCCTTCGATAATGGTTTTATGTGGTCGACGTGTTTTCCGTCTCCTTTTTTTACGAGACCGGCTTTCATCATTCGTCGACGAGCTGTGTTTCTCATGGCTCGACGTTTTTTGGCTTCCGGGCTTGCATGGAATCGCTTATATATTTTTTTATAGTCTTTCTTTGCTGCCATGGTTGCTCCTGGGAATAAAAAAAGGCCGGCCACTATTGACCGGCCCAAAACAAACAAGTTTATTGGAGATTATGATTTGAGACCGAAGTATTTTACGACGACTTTGTCAGTACTTGCGGGTGCACTTCCGAAGACGATTGTACATGTTCCACTATTGATGGACGATGTAAATTCATCCTGTCCACTAGGATTCGAAGCCACACGATCAACGAAGAGACCGTTACGAAATACGAAAACGTCATCGAATCCGGCGGGTACTGAATCCGAAAGAGTGAAAGACGTATCGTTTCCATTTGTGGAAAGAGTTTGGCGTGTAGGCTCAAAGTTAATTTTTTCCGCTGTAACTTGGTTCGATCCAATCATTACAGATTCGACGCCGTTGTCTTCGATTTTCAATCCACTAGAATTTTCAAGTCCACCACCGGTCGCAAGCTGTACCGCACTACCGGCGACTTTTGACGCGGAGCTGATTTGGCTTAGCTTAGAATCGGGTATGGAACCGGCGAGCATTGCCGCACTAACGCCGCCGTCGGAGATTTTAAGACCGGTAGAATCTTCCAATCCTCCAGAGCCGGCGAGCTGAACCGCACTACCGGCGACTTTGTCGGAGGTTGTGATTTGGTTAAGCTTTGAATCTGCGATGGAACCGGCGAGTTTTGCGTTTGACACTTGCAAATTGCCAATCATCGCGGTCTCGATTCCATTGGTATCGACCTTCAATCCGCTATCGTCTGCAAGTCCACCACCGCTCGCAAGCTGAACCGCACTACCCGCGACTTTGTCGGAGGTTGTGATTTGTAGCATTTTAGAATCTGCGATGGACCCGGCGAGCATTGCATTACTAACGCCGGCGTCGTCGATTTTGAGACCGGAGCTATTAGCGAGTCCACCGTTACCGTTAAGCTGAACCGCACTACCGGAAACTTTGTTCGAGCTTGTGATTGTGGAAAGTTTACCGTCTCCGATGGAACCGGCGAGTTTATCGGCTGAAATGGAACCGGCTAGTTTATCGTTCGATACTCCGGCGTCTTTCAATCGTAGTTGATCTGATCCGTTTACTTCGATTGAAGAATCGTCGACGACTACATTTAGCGTATTTCCGACCTTAGAAATTGCTGATCCTGCTACCACTTGTCCGAGTCCGGAAAACTGAACCCATACGACATCGTCTTGCTCAAGTGTCGCGATAGTTGCTGTCTGAACGAAAGCGGCGTCGCTGTGTGTATCTCCGTCGGTTACGAAGAGAGCGGCACCATTCAATTCTGCCGCTGAATTACAGTCGGCTGCTCGTGTCATCGCACTAGAAGAACCATTGAAAATCCAAACTCCGTTCTCGTCGGCGTTTGTTTGGTCCTTGACCAAAATACGTGATCCACTGGAAACAGTGAAATTATCGAATGACGATGTACCGGGGTTCGGTAAATTGATGTCGGCAACACTGGCGACCTTTGCGGGTTCCTTCCAATAAACGCCGGAACCGACCAAACCGTCGACGTAACTTTTAATAACGACGTCGGCGTCGTTTGATGGGCTTTGTGCACGTAGCTGACCTGTGAATACGAAGTTATCCGATAAGTCAAGCTTAACGGCCTCGATTGCTGAGTCTGCGATTTGCGAAGTGTCTACGGCTCCGCTTTTGATTTGATTTCCGGCGATTTGTATAGCCATGATTGCTCCTAATTAGGTGTATAATCGATTGTTAAATAGTCGCCTGGAATCGTTAAAAAGGTAGTCGTAAAAGTTGTCGACGTTGTCTCCGAAAATGTTTCGGATTCGACTTGTCGTACTCCGTTATAATATACTCGCAAAGTACCGGTTTTGTACTCTTCTTGTATTAAAAACGTCGTTTTTTCTCCGTCAATCTGAGAAGTAAGATTTTGTTTTTTCACTTCTTCCGCTCCTCCTTGTTGTACTGTATAAATAAAACCTGACATCGTCAATCCATATAATGTGGTTAATATTCGGTTAGCTGTATACAAACTTTTCCGGTACCGGTTTTCGCGGCTACAAAAATATTTTTCCGTTGCAATCCGATACCGAGTTTTATTGGTATGACGTTATTCGATGGTACAAAAATATAATCATCCGGCAAGACTCCACCGTCGGTCGCTCCGTTTTGGACCACGTATATTATCGTCGTCTCGGAGCCGATTGTTATTGTCTTCGCTTCGCCTGGTAACTCGATAAGGGTTGTACTCGTATCGACGTCGAATGTCTTGTAATACGGGTATTCATTGACGCCTTTTAAATTAATCGCCATTATTGCTCCCTACGTCTTGACATCCACGCCTTACGAATCTCCTCTCTATTTTTCGAATAGAATTCAGGGTCTTGTAATCCTCGTTCGATTACGTTGGATGGTTCCGGGGCTTGTCGTACTCCGTTGTTCGTTTGTGGAGCTTGTCGACGTTCTGTGGCTTGTTGGAGTTGCGATAATTGCGATTGTGTCGAAGGTGTTTCCATGTCTCCTGGTGTCGCTTCGATTTCTGCTTGTGGAGCTTGTATCGTTTGGATGTGTGGTCGAAGTATTGTCGGAGCTGTGGCCGGGTCTTCGACGATGGAATCTAACCATTCTGTCAAGTTTACGATTTCGCCTTTCTTCTTTCCCGCTTGCGACTTTTCGTACGACCATTCTATCGCGTCGACGATATCAGGATCGACGAGACCATGTTTCGACATCGCCTGGAATCTCGTATATCGTTGTTCGCTCTTCGATAGGTCTTGTTTCATTTTGTCTATCTGTTGGGTCAATAGGTCGATCGTCGAATCGCTTTTCGATGCCTTTTCCAATTTTTGTCGAAGTTCTTTCGCGGCCAGCTCTGCTTCGTTTGCTCGGCTCGCGACTTTGTCGACTCGTTGCTTTATTATGTTTTCGACTTCGGTTTTTTTTACGTATTCGATGCCGTCGATTTCTTTTGTTTCCATGTGGCTAGTCTCCAATGATGATGGTGATGATGATAATGATGATGGTGATGATAAACGTACTACATGAGTTCGATACGTTCTCTTTTGATTTTGAGTAACATTTCTCTCGCTGTGTTTTCATCGATTCCAGGATTTAAAATTTGCATTGCCTGTATCGGACTCAATAAACCGGCGGCCATTTTCGCGAGAACGTCTTCTCTCGTTTCTTTGATTTCTTCCGGCGATTGTGGGACCTGGGCGTATTGGATTCGATAATTGTTCTCTGGTAAATTCGTACCGAGAAAACGATTACAAAGAGCTGCCGATTTTGCGAGTAATCGTTCGTCGTAAAAACTTTGTAATGGGGCGTGACGTGCTGCCGCTTGTCTTTGTCCGTCTCGACTTACTGACAACGAAAAACCAGAACGAATGTCGGCGGTTTGTTTCAATACCGAAGAGGATAGACCGGCGGCGGTCGCGACTTTGTATTCGTACTGTGCGATTGTTTCGAACATTTTTACGGGGTCGGCTCCTGGTTCGAATTGTCCGACGAGCGGTTGACCGGTGTTTTCAGGGTCACTGTAAAACATAAGTATCGAAGAAGGGTCGGTCGCGATTGCGGCTCGTCTTGCTGTTAGATCTCCGTTCTCGACTCCCAAACCGCTAATCGATAGCCCGGCGACGTACCGTTGTGGGTACGAACAATCGCGTATTAAGTGAACACCCATACTTGTTAATACGCTCGCAACGAGTGAACCATAGGCTGTTTGTGCATTTCGATACGTATTCCAGAGTAGACCGGTTTTTTGTGCGTGGTATAGTTCGACCGGTAGGAATGGTCGACCGTCTGCATATTTGTACGGGTAGTCGTCTCCACGATGTGTCGCGTGTCCCATGTATTTTTCTGAAACATCGTCTCCGAGTGTGCCGTCGTGGTTCACTTCGTACATTCCGAATAACGGTTCGTCCGGGTTGCGTATATCCATAACATCGGCGACGAAAACAGGTTCGTTCGATACTGGGTCGATTCTCAATCGAATCTCGCGATAATATGTCGGCTCGTCCGGTGTGTCGGGGCTTGCTTCGCAATATGTATAGTCCGGAGTAACGATTCGATAATTTAGACCGGCGTTATTTGTTGGCTGTCCGATTTTATGTGGTGCCACGTCGATTCGTACAAAACATTCGTTTATCGCGAGTATGAATTGTTGTGCCTGTTGCATCAAAGGAAATAGACCGGCGTTCGTGACAAAACCGTCCGAGCCGGTCAAGGCCGAAATGTCTTCTTGATTGTGTACGGTAGGAGCTGAGTTGTATAATACTGCGAGTTGTCTTGTAATCTGCTCCAATACATTCGAAGACATGTCTATCGGTCCGAGTGCCATGTATCGATCTGTACTGAAATGTCGCAACATTTCTTCTTCGAGGTCTTTTTCATACGTACCCATCACGAGACGTCGCCTTAATGCCTGGTGTTCGACTCGGCGTTGTTCTTCTTCATTTGGCATTTGTGGGAATGGCGGCGGGTTCTTCATGGCTTTTTTACCTTTGTATTTGTATGCTATGAGGTCGACTAACACGTCGGTCGATACAAGACGAGACACAATAACGCATACTATCTATCGCGTGGCCGTGGGGGTCGGTTGAGCGAGAAGACGAATTACGCTTCATAGTCCAATTTTTAATCGATTTTATCAATTGTTTACAATTTGGATGAATAAAGAAATGTTTTCTTGACATAATAGCATGAATTAACGAGCTTGTATAATATACGCTATGTCTCCATTTTACAGGTCTTCGAATCGTAAAGGGTAGGTTTCGCGGCGGGTATCCGAGCAACGATTCGAAAGCTCGCATCAAAAGTATATTCGACATCTTGAATCCATCGCGAGACCTGGTTGCGTGGTGCGTACCATCGCCGGTCCAATGTTGTACCTGTTCCGGTTTCAATCCGTTTCTTTTGCACATTTCGATAATCGCTCGTACATGTGTTTCCGGCGGGGCTTGACCGGAGACATATTCGTCCAACATGTATATTCGAGGGTTTGTTATTTCTCGCATATCGATACATGCAAGCGTCGCGACTTGACTATTCGGCGATGAGCCGTGGTCGATACCGATACAGAACTCGTACTTTCCTCCTGGTGCGACTGGGTGTGACGAAATCATACTCGGCTCGAAGTTGTCGAATATGACTCCCTGGGCGACTACGTCGAGACTCGCATTGATTCTCTGCTCTCTATCTATGGGCAAAAATGCCGATACCATCGATTCTATCTGTTCGCTTGACATGAGCGGTCGACATCCAATCGGAGTGGTATTGGCGACGTTCAGTACTGCACGGTGCACCGAGATTTTATCGTCTTCAATCATCTTTTTGAGATAAGAAATATCGACGTTTCCTACTGGTGTTAATGACATCGCGACGATTCCTCGTGTACCGTTCGGTCCTCCTCTCGTTGTTCTTGCAATGCAAGAATTTAGGGTCTCACTATTGACCGGCTCGTCCACCACTACGAGTCCACACGTACCGGATTCCAATCCGATTCCCTGGCTCGCCGTCTTGATTCGAATAATTGCTCCTCCGTATTCCTCTTTGAAACGTACCATCGGAGCGAGACCACGAAAACCTTTACCGGTTATAAACTCGCAATCGTCTGCGAGTGCGTATTTTGGGCACAAGTCGTATAATTTCTGCTGTATGATTCTGCTTTGTTCGTGCGAATAGCATATTAACCACGATTCGCGGGTGATTCCTTTGATTGTGGGGTGTCTTCCTAGTGCATGCATTAGCAATAATGCTGCACTCGCCCATGTTTTCCCGACTTGATTTCCGATTTAGGACGGTCGCCGGTTCATTTTTCGAACCGGCGACCGCCCCCGCCTAGCAAAATCTTCAGTTTAGACTTGTCTTCGATGAATTCTTTTTGAGGTAGTGTCGGTCGAAAATATACAAGCGGGTCGACGTGTGCTCGTTTTTTCAATGTCTGTACTTTTCTTGCCATGGCTGCGAGTTTCATTGGTTCTCTACTGGGTGAT